GAATCTATGAGTTAAATCCCATTCTAATCTTTTAGCAGCTGATGTAGCAAGATTTGAGATTCTTCCCATTATCTTGTTATATTTAGCAGCTTTTCGCATCAACCAAGTAATCTTGGTCATTCCACCGATTTCATACACTGTCCAACTCTTTCTATAATTTTGAGTTATGTTTAGATAAGCTAAGTCGCCACCTTCCATTTTTCGTTTGGCAACTGAGTATCCGTCAATACCAGATTCATCACCTGTATCAACACTAACATTCTCTACATCATATAGTTGAGCGGCAGCTTTTGGATATTCTTCGTAGGACTTTCTCCAATAGATTTCTAAGTTATCGCAGAAATCTGGGAAATTACCTCTATTAATTATCTGAGACATAGTTTTAGTGTTATGCGGCTACGTTAGTGTTGAAGGTTTTGTTAATAACAAATAGTCCTTCAGTAGCACTAATATAGTCCGTACAGGTGACTGCTTTATAAGTATTAGCTGCGGCGTTGACAGTTACGGAATCCGAAATGTCAAGTCCTAATCCTTCATCAGTTACAGCTAGAGTTCCAGTAGCAGTCATTCTAAGTTTAGAATCATTACCAACTGGTAGCATAATAGGGATTTTAGCAGTATTACTATAAAGAAATGTTCCAGTTGTAGCTGCAGTGATTACCTCACCACAATATAAACCTACGATAGGTTCATCTACTCCACCTGAACCTGAATCTGCTGGTTTAGCATATCCACTGTCCATAGCGACTAAAACATCATCAGCAAAAGCTGTTGAAGCTTTCTTTGCTTGCCAGGCCATTTTCCAAAGGCCTGATTCTATTTTTACAGTCATATTTTTCCTGTTAAGGGTTAATTAAATACGTAAAATTAAGGTTTTTACATACCTTTTGGATTTTAACTCCTTACCTGGGAAATTTTCTAAGATTGACAGTTACGGTGTCAGCGAATGGAATCTTATTATTGCTTATGAGCACATCCAATTCTCACAAGCAATGTATAAAATACTATTTCTTTACTTTTAATTGTGCATCTATTTGAGCTAGACTAATCAAATTAGGGTCTTTAACATCAAACATATCTGCAATCATTTTCTTGTAATTCTCTCTAATTGAGGTATCTACTAGGTTAAGAATGAAATCTACATCTATCATCTTGATATTATTTCTTAACATATCCTTTAGAATACCTACAATAAGACTATTAAACTTTCTTTGTCTTACTTGACCATCATCATATTTCTCAGATGACCTTACTGCTTCAAATTGGTCATTAGTAAAGTCTTCTGCACTATCATTTTCATATAAGACACCTACTAAATCTATTTCTGGTTTGTCTGATATTGCATATTGTTTTACCAATTGTGAACCAATATATATATTTTCTTTCTTTGACATATTATTATTATTATGGGTTAACAAATGAAATCTCTACCTTTACTGGTTCTTTAATACTTCTTAATAGTTCTCTAGTATCTTCACCAGCATTATCGCTTAACTTATCTAGTTTAATATGATCAACATTACCTTCTTTCTTAATCACTTCACCATATACTAATTCTCCTGAACGAGTAAAATAAACTTGATCTACCTTTCCTGAACTCCAATCATCTATTGATGAATAGTATTCAGCTTGTAATATTTCTCCGACTACTACATTAGCATTAGTAGGACTATATACTAGACGATTATTAAGACTAGACTTTGAGGAAGTAATAATATGAGGTTTATTATCAACGTCTCTGATTATCTTTAGGAATACTCTATTGTTTCCTCTTTCCTTTGGTTTATCAAGATTCTCTCCTGCGTGCATTTGTTCTTCCATTGACTTTACCTTTAAAGCCATTTCATTGAAATCACCAACCATCTTATCTAATTTCTTTGAATCAACAAAGATTCCTTCTGGTTTTGGTGTTTCTACTTTAATTTCTTCTGCTGGTTCTTCTTTAAATTCTTCTTTAAAGGGTTGTTTTTCAATTAAATCTTTTCTCAATCCTTCTCTTTTTATATCTTCCATATATTTATAGTTAAATTATCTTAACTCCTTTCTTATACTTCTTCTTATCATCTGCTGTAAGTCCAAATTTGTTGCCAAACTCTTTACTAGCTTTAGATTCTATACCTTTCTCTGTATCAGGTGATGCAGATACTCCGTGAGAAGCAGTGGTTAATGGATTAGATACACCTACTGGAGCTAAACCAGTTGATAGAAATGCTTTGACCACCTTATCGCCAATTTCAAATTCAGTATTAGCTTCAATGTTTAATGTTTCATAAGATTCAATGATTTTCTTTTTCAATTCCTCATCACTACCAACCATACTACGAATTGCTTTGTCTTTCCAATTCTCTACTAGTTGGTTCTTTGTCTTGTCTTGACCATCTTGCAAATCTTCTATCTGTTGTTTAAGAACCAATTCTTTCTCATCAAACTTAGCTTTCTCTTCAACTGACATATTTTTAACCCTTTTAAAGTTAAAGTCTTTATCTCTAAGACCTTTAAGCTCTTTCTCTTTAGCTAAAATTTCAGTATTACTCTCATCAAGTAGTTTCTTTATTGACTCAGGAGTACCTGGGAATTTTACTTCCTCACCATCTTCATTGAAGTATGTTTTCTCTATAGGTTCAACTACAGGTTCTACTGGGTCTTTTTCTTCTGACATTTTTAATGTGCTTTCCTTTGTGTTATCTAACGCAATATGTAAGTGGTGTACACTTCACTAACAACCTTTGCGAAGGCGAATAACACTTAATAATTAACTTAATTGTTAAACTTATCTTAATAGTTAGCTTTCAGCTGAGGAGTAATATTTGAATTGGTCGTCACCACATTACTCCCATCTAGGTATTTGCGTCCTATCGGTCGCATAATCTAAGTTGATTTACCTGGGTTCTTAAGATTCCCGACTGGAAACTAACTATTAAATTACTTATTATTAATTGTTTCTAAAAACTCAGTCATTGTATCAGGATTATAACCGTGAGTAGTCTGACAATGTACTAAATACTCTGCTGTAAACCAATAGTGTGCTGATAATGCAAACTTACTCTCGTTAGGATGTTTATTTACTATGCCATCTTTAAACTTCTTACTACAATAAATACACTTTTTCTTCTTAGATAACTCTATCCATAATGTCTGTAGTTTATTAGGATTATTCATTGCTTTTACCAAATCTTTTTCTAAATCCATATATTTGTTATTAAATCATATCTTGAGGATTAAAATCTTCCTTTGGTTTGTTTTCACTCTCAAAGATTGAGTTTATTCCTTCAAATATCTTATAAACTTCTTCATTGCCTATCTTTGTAAATCTCATTCTCTCCAATCCCTCTAGGGTCTTAACTTCATCACCTATAACATCTCTTTTAATCTGTATTATCTTATCCATTACTTTCTTGAATACCTTACGGCTAAAGATAACACTAACTGACTTCTTATCTGCTTCTGATAGGTCTAATTTGTCTATTACTGTGTTTATATCCATATTATTTAATCTTTTTAATAATCTTCCTAGTAGTTGGTATTCCTAACTTTATTTCTGTTTTAAATCCCTCGTGCTTATCATTACTATAATATTCATAAAGCATATTGTTATCATTATCTATATCTAGTAAATATAAATTATAACCAATACCTCCCCATAATTCTTTTCCACATTTATCACATTTGCTATGAGGACTATCTCCGTAGATACACTCTATGACTCCTCCACAATGACATATTTCCTTTTTAGGACTAAATGTTTTAGTTTCTGTAGGAAATTCATATCTTAATGAATCATAAAAATACTTTTTACCAATCTTTATAAAGATATTATATAACAAACTTCTTTTCTTCTTTCTATAATGTGCGTACATATTATTATTTTAATTATAAGTATCGCTTTTTCTATGCTTGATTTTGAAGAGTGTTTATACTAGGCTTTTGGGGAGTTTTTACACTAGGAACTTGAGGTCTTTGACCAGCTCCTGCCTGTCCTTGTTGCATTGGACTAATACTTTGTTGTCCTTCAGTAAATAATACATCTTTTTCTTCTTTAAGGATTTGAGACCATCTAGGCTTTAATCCTTCTAGGTTAGTTGATTCTATACCAAATAGGGCTACTGTATCAGCTATATCTTGTTTAAACATAGCCTTTCTTACCTCTGATGTTTCTTTCTCAGTAGGAGTAATTTCAATATACCATTCATTATTTAGATTTTTAATCATATCTGCTCTCAAATATGTTATTTTAACAGGTTTACCAGTTAGTTTCTCAAAAGCATCTTCTTCTCTCTCTATTGCTTCAGGAGTATTAGGAGTATTATCTTCTGTAAATTTAACCATTCTAATACCTTGTTTACCTTGAAAACTAGCAGGAGCTGATATAGTTCTATACATACTCTCAACCTTACCCTTAACTCCAGTAATCTTCTTATCAATAGGTTCTGTCCAATGTTTTAGGATATTAACTATTCGTCTCTTACACATCTCTCTTTCCCAGTTGATTACACCTAATACATATAAACCAATCTTAGTTAAACTCTGTCTCATATTGTTCATTGACTCAGTAGCAGTTTGTTTCTTGTCTTCAGTACCTTCAAATTGTTTAGATACAGTCATATCATCTAACACAGCTTGTAGCATTTGATAAGCATTAACTTCACCTGTGCTTACTCCTTGATGAGTTACAAGAGGTTTTAATTGATCAGGAGCTACATTAGGAGTTATTGTTCCAGCATTAAATATGTCTGAGTTTAATATACGATTACTAGCATTAGCATAAGGAGGCTTATAGCTCTGTTGAGTCTTGAGTATCATTAGTCTTAGGAACTCATCTAATACTGCCTGAGCTACCTTAGTCTTAGCAGGAATACTTTTAGCATAAGCAAAGAATGGTATTCTCTCTACATCTCCTTTGGTTAAACTATATTTTCCATCTCCTGTCATTTCTGATAAAGGAAAACCACAAGGGAGCATCATTACTCCATTAATAACTAACATATACTCATTAGACCACTTGTCTTGGTATTTAATAATCTCTACCATTTCTTCGTTAGTATCATATAGTCTCCAATTAGCGAACTCTGTATCATCTTCTGTTTTACTATCTAATTGATTAACTTGAGTAGGTACATTCTCCCATCTCTTCATCTTGCCATATAGCTTCTCAGCGTCATAATATGGCTTGTATTCTACTGTATATAAATAGGGTTGTTTACTTACTAGACTTTCATTGATATTACCTAGAAATACTTTAGTTCCTTTAATAAGATTTATCTCACATTGTCCTAGTCCTGTTTTTAATACTTCTGTCCATTCTATTTTATCTACATCTTTTTCAAACCAATTCTTATCCTTTAGTTCCTTTTGAATGTGTTTAGGTTCAACAAATAACTCCTCAGCAAATGCTGTTCCTTGGTCAAATAACTCCTTATAGAATAGTTCTCTCTTTAATCCATCATAGTCCTCTAGGATTCTAGACTTCTTTACCATTGCTTCAACTGCTTCTGATAATTGTTGAACAGGTAAATCATCTTTACTAAAGGCTTCAATGTCTGGCTCTAGGTTTAAGTTCAAGATTGTGTTCAAGATAATATTCTCCTTCTCCATTGTAGTGCCTGTAACTATTCTTGGGTCATTCTTATTATTCTTTGGTGGATTATAACTTATACCAGCTTTCTTATTAGTTCTATAGTTTTCTGTATAAGTTAAATCATCATACTCTGTATGAGTTTGTTCTCTTGACTCTTTAGCTGATGTGAGTCTATCAATGATAAATCCTCTATACTTCTGTTCATCGGTTGTATAGTTTGGTAGCTTTATATCACGATTATCATTATCTTCTGATATTTGGGCTTGGTTTTCTTTTTTCTTCATATATTATATATTATTTAGACAACAGAACTTTTAACCTTTAATACCCTTAAAGGAAGATGTAGAATGTAGAATATCTACATATAGATGACACAAGAAGTAAACATCTATTGCAACTAAGTTCTTCTACTAGATGACACATTCAGTAAACATCTATTGCAACTAAGCTTCTACACCATAAATCCATATTTCAAATTTGCTTCTTTCCTAGCATTTATAGCTTCTTCTTTTAATAAATGGCAACCCAACGATATTGATTTTTTATTTACAACTATAGTTGATTTCCATTTACCACTGGTATTATCAAAATAAACACCATTGAAGCCAGATTTATTATTCTTTTGTAGTATTCTATTCTTACTATTCTCAAGACTACTCACATCTCTTAGGTTTCTTATACTATTATCTGTTTTAATATGATTAATATGGTCAATCTCTTGTTTAGGAAAATGTCCATATTTATACAACCAAGCAAGACGATGAGAAGCATACTGCTTACTATTTATCTTTATTATTGTATAACCATCTTTTGATAATGTACCTGCTACATCATTTTTCTTTACTCTTAATGTTTCTTTACATTTCTTCCATCTGAATATCCCAGTCCTTTTATTATATTTCAGATACATTTTCAATTCCTTTTGATTTAACAATTCTTCTTTGTTAATTTTCATAATTAGTCTTATTAATTATTAAGTATAGGCAGGGTAGCAAATAAGACTCACTACCCATTTAATCCGTCAAACCTATTATATTGTCAATTCAATGCTCTAATATTTCAACAAGGCTTATTAAAAGGTTAGGTGAGAAGTCCTGACACTCATTTACCCTAACTTTCGCATAAGACCCTTTAATATATCTTGAGGAATGGTTTTACTTGCATATCCCTAAAGCAAGGTTCTTCTTGTGTATTTTTTATAAATTATTGTTTTGGTACTAACTGTATGTTATTTACTACTCTCATAGTATATCCGTGTTTATCTAGTACAGCTTGTATCTCTGCCATTACTACTTGGCTTTTCTTTTGTTGTTCTTTTATTAAAAGCTCTTGAGCTTCTTTAACTTTAACTGATTCTAAGGCTTCATCTATCTTTTTGTCGTCTTCTTTTGTTAATTCTATCATATTATTGTTTTAATTTATAATTATCAATCGCTTTTTGTAGAGCATCTTCTAATTCTTTTTCAATCCATTCTCCAATAAATTCTAAACTATCATCTTTTTTTCTATTGCTAACTCTCACTTCCCACATATTAGGCTTTTTAGAATTAAACTTTGAACCTCTTTCTAGTGAAATAATATCATAATGCTTTTCTAAAAACCTTATCATTTGTTCTATAGTCATATTTATTGTTTTAATTTATAAACACAGGCTTCCCATAGAGCATCACATAGATTACTCTTTTCAAATAATGTAAATGTTTCTTCAGCTATCATAGGCATTGTTTCAACAGAAAAGAAATTGTCTTCTAGTAAATCTATTGTCATCATATCATCTCCTAAAAACTCAATCAAGTCAGCAATTCTATCACCACCAGTATAACCTAATGCTCTTAACTCTTTTGTTTGTTTACTTAATAGTCTTTTCTTCATATTTGTTGTATTAGTGAATAAGGGTCAAGTGGTTCATTATCTAATGGTTCTTGTTGATAATCATAATTAGTCATCTTATCGTGTACTATAGCTGTGTATCTAAGCATATCAGCAGCGTGAGAAGTAAAATCGTGTACTGGCTTATCTCCAAAACATCCTCTTAGGTCATTCCACTCTTTTTTATACTGTCCTATATAATCTAGGAATGTTTCACACTTCTTCTCATCTACCCATAGTTTATTAAGGAATAGTCTAGCAACATTGATACCATCATCTATCTTCATATTAGGAGTTATCTGGAAGTTTATACCTAAGTTCTGTCCTATCTCCCATCTACTCTTACCTGAACTAAACTCTCTTACCTTTATATCGTGTGGAGCAAAGTGTTCTCCATAGATATAAGGTTTAGTATGTAGGTAGTTTATATAAAAATCTAATCCTTTACCTGTATTCTCATAGTAGTCTATCATTCGGTATTCATTATTTACTACTTGATAGAAACCTATTGATGTAGCATCTCCTACTCCTAGATCCCATACTGTATGAACTTTTAACTCCTTGTCTTGTGGTACTTGTTTTATTCTTCCACTACTTCTCATCTCTGATAACTCTTGAGAATAATAAGCTCCTTTAATAGCTGCTTCGAATGAACAATACCACTCCTGGTTATACTCATCATTAGTCATTATTGCTTTACTATCTAGTAGTTCTGCATCATTTATGAGTTTAGTATCTTCTACTGTTAATAATAGTCCTAACCAATTATCAGTCTTTCTTGCTACTTGATATAATCTATGGAAATCATTCTTACCTTTAGGAGTTCCTATCCATATAGCATAACCTTCGTGGTCTGCTAATGCTGGTCTTATAATCTCTGTAAATATCTTACTAGGCTGTTGGCTATATTCATCAAATACTACTCCCCATAGTCCTAATCCTCTTAAAGAGTCTGGATTATCAGCACCATATAAAGTTATTCTACTACCATTTCTAAAGTCTGCTCTTAGTTCTGATTCATTAAATACTACACCATCTATCTTACGAGCATATTCTTTTAATATATCCCAAGCTATATTCTTTGCTTGTTTATAAGTAGGAGCAATATAAGCATACTTACTTCTCTCTACCCTTACTGCATCTCTTATCAAATGATTGATACTAGCAAAAGTTTTACCAGATCTTCTATGTGCAACTATTACTTTCCATCTTTCTTTACCTTCGTGTAATGCTTTGGTCCAAAGTCTTGGACTATATATTATCTTTGTATTTTCCCCAGTCATAGTTTTGTACTTTAACTTCTGCTTCTATCTTTTGTTTAGGTAAACCATCTATCATCTTTATAAGTAAATCTCTAGTCTTTTCATTCTTCCAATAATAATCTATTAGGGCTTGATATTCTTCTGGGTTATTCTTCTTTACTTCTTTTAGTTTCTTTTTAATGTCAGTTAATAATGAGATACTTCCTTTATTTCTTCCAGAGTTTTTAGGTCTAGTTAAGAATCTTCCTTTCTTATCTCTTGCCACTTTATCTCCACAATCTTGAGGAATATTATCATCACTCTTATCTTCTTTTGTCAAGTCATACTCATCATTAGAGTTTCTAGTTTTCATATTATCTATTTTAATATCTTCTATATTCATTGGTTTATATATAATGGTTGAGCTTTTGTGTAATCATTTAATCTAGGTCTTCCTTTACCTTTATAACTATTTCTATCTAAATATAAATATTCATCTCTAACTGAAGTTTGACCAACTGTGAATATATCTAAAAGATGTTTATCAATAGTTCTATTAGATAATTCTTTTAATACTTTAATCTTATCTTCTTTCTTCATATATTTATTTGTTATATCCATTACTAAATTTTTAAATATACAATTCTTTCCCATATTATCAATAAGGTATTTTATTATCCTATTTTCTAACTTAATATTATCTTTATCTATCAAAATATGTTTTTTATACCCCATTGGTTTATATCCCAAATCCATATGTAATGCATTTCTCCAAAAGGGAACTTTTATATGTTTCATACGATTGTTATAGTCAACTATCTTATTTAAACTTCTTATATCGTCTCCTATCGCTTAACTTTTCCCTACTTTTAGCCGATTTATGTAAAACCCACCATATCCATACCTTTATGCGATTTAATCTAGTTTGCAGATTCATCTCTTAAATCTTTTAAAATCTTTCCTAAACTTATGGTATATTCAAAAACATACTTACCATTTTCTTCTTCGTATGGAATATGACAATCTTTTCGGATTATCTCAGCCTTTTCTCTATTTAATATTATTATTTTAGACATAATCTCCATTAGAATAAATCCAATACTTATTATCCATATATTTGATAGTTAACTTTCAGCTACAATTATTACCTTTATCTAGTTAGCCGAAGCGCTAGATGTTTAAAGTGGTAATAATTTAGCTCTGAGTAAAGAATAGTTGTTATATATCTGTTGCGTGAAAATATAACTAACATCTTCCTTAATTTGCAACTGAAAACTAATTATGTTGATAACAAAAGCTCATAGTAAATCTCCTGATGTATAAATATAATCTAAAAATTTTGTTTCCGTGTTTACCATATATTGTAAAAATGCATTTGTTCTTTATATATTCTACTATTTTCCTGACATATCTTATCTTCTCTGGCGATTCTAGTCATCTCCATTCTATCTAATATTCTATGTATGTCTTTATAATTCATATACTAAAAAAGAGCAGCTTTAAAAAGCTCTCTCGTTATTCTAATTGATGTGAGAAGATAGACATAGAAAAATATTATTTCTTACACTATTCATTATACCATAAGTACCTCTCAATCAAAAAAGAGGATAAGTCCTATATATATCCCTTCTCAATTAGTCTCCTAGTAGCTAACCTTTCATTAGCACAACTACAAGCCCTTAATGCCTTAGATGCTTGTGTTGATGCTGTTATTTTATAAATGTCATTTGCTTTGATTTCTAATCTACCAACTGCTTCTTGTTTGGCAGTTACCTTATCTACTGCTTCTATCATAACCTCATAAGGATATGGAAATATCAAAGCTTTATAAACTTTCTTTGTCACTTGATTCTTCCTAGACAGCATAGGATTATTTTATTATTTATTCTTCTTCTATTGTCTTTCCTCTATATTTTCTCCTATATCCACAATAGGAACAGTAAATATACTTGGGCATCAACTTATTATCTTTGTGATAGTTATGTCCTCGCTTGATCCAGCACCATATTTGTCTAAACATATATTTATCTTAGTTTATAAGGAACTATATTATGTTGAGAAGTACTATCCTTTCCACATTTTACACAAGTAACTCTAAAACTATCGTCTATACTTATTACAGGGGCATCGCAACAATCGCTCCGCCAATAGTTATATTCTTTCTTTTTAAATAAAGTTTTAAATGAATATAATAATGGCATACTCTTATTATTCATCTAAAAATGATTTTCCCTTATCATCAATACATTCATATTCTATATATTGACATAGACAACCTTCTTTTTTATCTAGTTCCTTTAATTCATTTATAATATTACTAGCACACCAAGTTCCGTCATTTCTATTAAATTCTATGTCGTGTTTTTTCCAAGTAAAAGGCACATCTACTTCATATTCTATTGTAGCAATAACTTTTGCTTTTTTACTTATAAGAACACAATCTTTTTTATGATAATCTCCTATCTTCTTATTACAATAAAAACATCTATCATCATCTCCTGCTGGTCTTGTAGCTTTTTTTGTTATTTTGTATTTATTCATATATTTATTCTTTATGAGTATTATCTATTAAATCTTTAAATTCACTATTCCAATTACTTTTATTACTACCACTAGACCATACACTATTTCTATTATTATTTCTATAAACTCTTTCTCCAGTTAATGTGTCTATACTTTG